TCAAGCTAGAGTAGCTAATGCAGCTAGAATTGCTGACGTAGCTAATATGAACTTTAATGCAGAACAGCAAGTCATATTAGAAAACTCTCGTGCAGCTAACACTATGAATTTAGCTAATCTAAATAATAGACAGGCTCTTGTAATGGCTGAAGCTGCTGCATTGTCACAGCTTGATATGGCCAACTTAAACAATAGGCAACAAGCTGCTGTACAAAATGCACAAAACTTTCTTCAGGTAGACATGGCTAACCTTAGTGCAAGACAACAAACTTCAATGTTTAACGCACAATCTCGTGTGCAAGCATTATTAAGTGACACAGCAGCTACAAATGCTGCAAAACAATTTAACGCTACTAGTGAAAATCAGACTAATCAATTTTTTGCTTCATTAGGAGCGCAAATAAATCAATTTAATGCTAGTCAAGCTAATGCTATGGAACAATTTAATGCAGGCCAGACCAATTCAATTAATCAATTTAATGCGAACCTATTAAATCAGCGTCAGCAGTTTAATGCACAAAATCAGTTAGTAATAGCACAATCTAATGCACAGTGGCGTAGGCAAATATCTACAGCAGATACGGCAGCTATTAACCGGTCTAATGAATTTAATGCTACTGCGGCATTAGGTGTATCTAATAACGCATATAGTAATATACAGCAGTTCTATAGAGACGTGATGTTTAAAGCGATTGAATCGCAAGAAAGTGCAAAAGACCGTGAAACACGGATTGCCACTGCTATTTTAAATGCAAATAATGCGCGAGAGATAGCACAACTGCAAGCTGATGCAGAAAGTGACGGTAATCTGTTAAATGATCTTTTAAATTTTGGTAAAACTGTAGGTGATATTGCTAGTCTCATACCCTAAGATAAGGACGTAAAATAATATGGAAACAAAACTAAACGCGGCAATGCTTTATCAAAAGGCTTTACGTCGTACAAAATCTACTTCGGTGCAAGAACCTAAAGCCTTTTCTACAGGTGGTGCGCTTATGTCACCTATAGTTGAGGACGAAGAAGACACACAATCAAACTTAGCCATACAGGACAGGGTTAGAGCTTTATTTAGCGCCCAAAGACAGATGCTAAAAGGTAATATGAAATGATTGAGGATCAACCGTATCTTTTTGAAAACCCTGTTGCCGGTGAAAGTCTTACCGGTGAATTAGGTGCAAAGCCCTATGAAAACCCACCAGAATTAGCTTCTGTGGAACAGGCTTTGGAATACTATTCGGCTGTATTATTAAATGAAAAATCTATGGGACAAATAGCAAGTAGATTAGAGGCTGGCCGCAAAGTAACTCACATGGCTGAAATGATTATTACTAGCACTGTAGCTTCAGGTAAGCATACTTTAGACGTAGGTGTTTTAGTTCTTCCGGTAGTTATGGAAATACTAGGTTTAATAGGTGATATGTATAAAATAGATTATGATATGGGTACTGATGAAGATCAAGAAAATGCAGAAGACCATTTAATAACATCAGCATCCAATGCTATTGGTAAAGAAGATGAAATAGAAGAAAATAATCTATTCAACGATATTGAAGATATGCCTGAAGAAGAAATGCTGATGGAGGAAGAACCTCCTATGGAACAACCTTCTGGTTTAATGGCTCGGAGATAAAACATGGCAGTAAGTTTTGGTAGAAAGCTTTTAGCTTTTGGTACTGGATTAGGGCAATCAATCGCAGAAAACGAAAAAGAAGCAAGAGCAGAAAAGAAAAAAGACGAACGGGCTTATCTAGATAGATATACACAGGCTGCACAAAATGCAATGCGCTTTGCTGAAACAGACAGACGTGAACGTAATGTTAAAGTTGAAGGCCACAGAAAAAACTTAGGGCTTATAACTGCTGCTATTAAACAGACAGGTGCTAGTGATATAGAGGCTAGACAAATTGCAGCACAAATATACAATCAAAACAGAACTGCAGAAGGCGCGCAAATAGCGGCAGCAAAAATTGATACTGCTATAGAAAGTGTAGGGGCAGATCCAGAAGCCCGTATGAGTATTAAAGACGGTTTAAATGGAGTTGTAGATCCTAATAATGATTTTACATTAGACCAATTAGCACAACAGTTTAGTGGTCCTAGAACTACTATGAAATCTTATATGCCTGATCTAGGTACATTTGACAATAGAACAGCACTACAAAAACTGTTAGGCAGGGACATAAAAGAACCCGAATCAATCGGGCAAACACGTAAAATGTTTGAGGGTTTAAGTAGAAAAGAAGAACCTATTTCTGAAATAACAATACCAGAATCTGACATTAGGATGCCCATTCCTGTAGAATTAACCAGCGCCAAAGATGCTGCTTCTAAGGCATACAATAGATATAAATATTTTAACGCGCAAGGAAATAATGCTCTGGCAGATAGGTACTTAGCAGAATATAAGAGCAGTATGGCCCGTCAAAAAGAAGAAGACTTGTTTACCAAAAACGGAAAAGCTCTTATGACAACACAACAGTATATTGAAATGATAAAAACCGGTGGTACAAGAAGGGTATTTATTTCTAATGATAAGGCCCGTGATAAAATAGTAAGAAACAGCGACGTTGATAAATTAGGTACGGATGAGTCTATTTACAGAGCATGGAAATTTTTAAGTACACAAGATCAAACAAATCCCAGTACTATAAAAGCTAGAGACAATTTTTATACAGCAGCACAGCAATTTGGTTTCGATCAAAAAGCCATAGCTAAAATGGAAGAATACGACAAACACCGAATGGGTGCGGCGTCTTTAGATGAATATGTATCAAGAATTAAAAACGCACACGTATTATATCAGATGGGTGAAAAAGACAGACGTAAGATGGACGAATATTTGGCATTACCTAAAGATTTACAGGACAATGTAGGAATAATTTATGGTAACAGAGTACTTCCTCAAACTAGAAACGATTTTTATGAAACCCTGAGAGAAGCTTTCTTTTTCCCTCCAACTGTAGGCGCACAAAAAGACAAGTTGTACTCAGACGAAATTAAAAGATTATTTGATTAAGGGATAAAAACTCTAATGGTTGATTTTACAGACGAACAGGCCCGTGCGTTTATGCGTAGGATGGGAATGACATTAACTGAAAAAACCGAAGAAGAAAACCTTGTTCCACCCTTGCCGCCTACAAGACCTACTGAACTTATGGAACAACAGGAAGAAGCTGCTACAATGGAAAGTGTAGACGCTCCTATTGTAAAACCAGTAGAGCTTGAAGAACCAAAAACGGACACAGATAAAAAAATATCTAGGTTCTTACGTACAGACGACACAGAACGTATGTTTAAAGAATTGGAAGAAAAACGTAGTGCTTCTGTTGAAATTAACGCTAGTGAAGGTACTAAGGCACTAGCAAGTGACGTAGAGTTTATGAGTGATTTACGGTATCACTATGAAGATCTTGCTGGTGAAGAGGGTGTTCAAGCAGACGACGAAACAGATATAGAGTATTTAAATAGATATATGTCCAATAGATATAGGGCATACACAGGCAACGAAATAGAGTCTGTATTATTATTAGATCATATGAACAATACGGATGAAAAAGGCAGATTAGCCTTTGGAAGTGTGTTCTCTAAGATAGAAGAAAAAGCACCAGAAATAGGAGATCAAACTTTTGTAGAAGCTACTAGAACAGTAGGTGATGCGCTTTATTATGGTGCTTATTCGCCAACAACAATAGTTGGTACAGGGCTAGGTTTTATTGCGGCAGGCGGCGGTGCTGCTGTAGGAGCAACTGCCGCTAGACAAGGTATTGTAAGCGGTATTAGAAGGTATCTTATAAACAAAAGTGTTTTGTCTGGTTCTATAGGTAGTGGCATAACTTCAACTGTTGGTGATGTTGCATTACAAGCCTCGGAAAGATTAGGGCATGTAGACCCAGCCACACGACAATTTGATCCTAATGTAGATCCAAAAGATATAAAATTAAGTAATCTTAGAATGGGTATAACAGCGGCTGGAGGTGCGGTTGGTGGTATATTTGAAGGCCAGTCTGGTAGGGCATTGGCCAAAAATTATAGATCTCGCGTAAATAATCAGTTAGCACGTTTTGCTAATAATGCTGATGCAGCAAAAGCAGCTACAGAAAAAGCTCTTGTAGACTCTGTAGCTAACAATCTTGAAACTGGAAGAAACCCCTCACATATATTAGAGTTAGCTGAAACACTTGATGCAGGTTTAGAAACGCCTAAGTCACCAAAAAAACTTTTAGATACTTTATCGGATTCATTTATGTTTGCAGATAATGTTTCGGACAAAGATTTAGCTGCTGCGTATAGAGCTATAAGAGACCCTAAAATATTTCAAAAGATGTCTGAATTTTCTGTCGCTATACAAAAAGATTTAAATAGCAGGGATATGTTAGATATTATGGGTCAATCTGTTGTCGATACATTTTCAGGATATAAACCTAAAAGAAAAGGTATTACGAGCATAACAGAAGTTGTGTCAGATGGTTTTGACGCAATAGACAGTATTTTACTAGGGTCACAAAAAGGCAGTCGTGCTGCAAGAGCATTCGACAAAAACAATCTAACTGACGCAGAGTCAGAAATATTTCTTGAAGCTCTTGAAAAATCTATGAAAGAAACTGGAGTAACGGAAAAAGAATTTTTTAGCTTTATGAATGCATATACGGACGGTCTTATTTCTATAAATGGTCGTTTTGCAAAAGGTACAGTAGGTGACGTTACTAAAGGTAAATCTAGTGCGGCTGGACAAACTCTTGTAGCTATGTCCAATGCAGCTAGAAAGTTGACTACGAGTGTTGGTCCTCTTTTAGAAACAGACCCTGTAATGAAAAAGATTATTGAAAGCCGCTATGGTAGACCGGATCTTGTTTCTAATAAGATGGGTTTAGGTATAGGTGTATTACGTCTTTTAGAAAACACACGTATTGCAAGTATGACATCTCAACTTATAACAACGGCTCGAAATGTTAGAACAGCAGGATACATAATTGGAGCTAAAACTGGCGTAGAGTTTGTAGACTCTGTTATATATCATGCCGCGCACGGTGTTACTAGTGCTAAACAAGGCAACATAAGTGTGACTGGATCATTTAATGGGCTACGTAATATTCTTGTAGACTCACTTTCAACCCTTGACCATGTTACTAGTGCGTGGAGGAGTGCAAAAGGTAGGGCTGTAATGGAAGCTTCACTTGCTAATAATCCACGTAGTATGCAGATGCTTTTGCGGTATCAAGCAGACATTCAAGCGGAAGCAGGCACAAAAGCAGGTAGAGCATTCAAAGGATATATGGAGTTTCTTAACCAGTTAAATATGTCTGCTGATTCATTCTTTAGAAGAGGTTTTTATCTTCAGTCATTAGACAAAAGATTTAAACAACTTATGCGTGAGCATAAAAGCACACACGGCACTGAATTTATGGGTGGACAGTTTAAAAATGTACTTCAGTACGTTGAAGCGGGTAATACACTTCCTACTAAAATGATACAAGGTGCTGTTGATGATGCGCTAAAAGAAACATTGTCTTACACACCTAAACATGGTGTTGGCAGGGACTTTATTAGAATTATGGAAAGCACAAAGCCCATAAGTTCTGCTGCTATAACTCCTTTTTCTAGATTTATGGTAAATGCTTTAGCTACAATGTATTCTTATACACCTCAAAACGCTTTAGTAAAAGGTGTACACAATCTTCATAGAAAAGAGATAGATAGCATTGGAAAGGGAGTATCAGAAGTATTAACAAGTGACGAACAACGACAGGCATGGGGTAAAAGCGTTGTAGGTGGTGCAGCTATATATGCTTCAAATCAAGTGTTAGCTTCTAGGGAAGAAGGAACACCATGGAGTGAAGTAGAAGGTATGACGCAAGATGCTGAATATCCTTTAGGCGGATTTTTAGCTCTTACATATCTAGGAAGAATGTCTGTAGGACTTGAAAACTACGATGCGCTACAGGTTAAAAGGGCGCTTGAAGTTCTGTCGGGTATTCCTTTAAGACAAGCACAGCAAAGTAGTTCATTACTAGGTGCTGCTGTAGAGTTCGTACTTAAAAGTGGAAATACGCCAGAAGATAGTGTTGCAAAGCTTTCAGGTAAAGATTCGGCTGCTGAATTTGTAGGTGATATTCTTGGTTCATTCTTTACACCATTAAGACAGTTTAAAGACATAGGTGATGCTGTAGATTTAGAGCCTACAATGCGCGACGTAACAACTGCGTATGAAGATGGAGACTTTGGCGAACGTGTAATCCAAAAAATGGCTACGGGGCTACCTACAGAAGCTTTTGGATTTGATCTAAGGGATCAAACAGTACTTGGGTATAAATTGATTGAAAATAAATCTGAGGCAAAGAACTTTCTTCTGAACTTTGATAATACAAAGTATAGAAATATGCCTCTAGCACGTTTCTTAGGTTTTAACTTTAGCCCAAAGACAAGTCGTCTTGAACGCACTGCTAAATATTTAGGATTTACGGATAGGGATATTTTACCACAAACAAGAAAATCCGCTAGAATATACAATCAAGAAAGATACTACTTCACACAAAGGGCTTATGAGGGGCTAAGTGATTTAATTGAAAAGGAGTCATTTAAATCTAAAGATAGAAATGGTAAACGTGTGATGTTTAAAAAGGCTGTAGAGCGTTTTAGAGATAAAGCTCGTGAAGATGCCGAATATTACATAAACTCAGATATACCTAAAAAAACCCGTGACGCGCAAGATAGACTTAATAATCTTCCAGACAATGCAAGCTACCAAGATAAAGCAAACGCCATGTATGATCTAGTCTACTATGCAAATTACTCTATAGTAAACGATTATGCTAAAGTACAGTGGTTAAAAGATTCTAATAAAGACACAGTAGGGCTGGTGGAACAAGAGTTTGAAAAAAGACATTTAAAAGCCAAAAAGAAATATGACAGCGGCCAAAAACTATCTGGGTTTGAATATCTATATCTACGTGGCCCAACTATTGCTGAACAAAAAACTTATAAGCTCGCTTCTGACTATAGTGAATATTTAAGTCAAGAGGGCGATATAGAAGTAAATCAAGCACTAGAGAAATAACCTTAACGGTTATCTCCAGACCCACCAATCTTACCACGTTCTTTACGTGATGTAAGCTTGTCCATATTGGTCTTAGCTACGCGGCCTAGTGAAACATCTAGGTCACTAGCGAGTGCTGCACAGTACCACAGCACGTCGCCAAGTTCTGCTGCTATCTGTTCTTTAGCGGCATCTAAGTCCTTACGTTCTTTAGGTACTCCATCTCTGACTAATTTCTTAATCTTGTTGGCTACCTCACCAGCTTCACCTGTAAGACCTAATGCTGGATACATTAGCTTAGTAGTGTCAGGATAAATGGCTGTAGTCTTGCAGAACCTTTGGTATTCCTCAAAGGTCATAGCCGCACCTTTTTCTTCCATAAACTTTCTAACCTCGTCTTGCAGTGTCATGCAGTTTCTCCAGATTGTCAAAGTAAGCTGTATTGTAGCCCCTTTGCCATTCACGAGCCTGCATTGTGTGATCTTTAAACGGGCAGGCCGTTATAATAACGGTTGCATCGCCAACCTCTCTTAACCATTGTCTATCAGTAAAGAAAGCCGCATATCCTTTACTGTATTGTATGGATAGCGGCGGATCATTTTTTAGTTTTGGTTGTCTTTTATATCTATTCATATAGAGTCCTGTAACTCCGAAATCTTTACATTATAACAATCAGCTTTTATTACAAAGCCGTTTGCGGGGTCTATGTCACCTTTATCAAATCTTTCGGCTGTTTCAAAATATATATTTTTTGGTAGTATACCTAAATACCAAGCTTTAGTCAAATCTTTTTTTACTCTAACAAAAGCATAAGCGTCACATTTCTGCTTAGTATTATAAGCAGCCACACTGCAATCGTAGTATGGTAGAGGTGCGACGGTTGTGCTTTTTGTTTTTACGTCTACCTTTGTTCCATCTTTTAATACAAGATCGTAGTCATAGGTATTAGCTAATTCTCCACCTAAACAAGACAGCGCAACCTC